TGGCTGAAGAACGTATTGCAGAACGTATCGATGCTAACTTGATGAACGTTGAACTCGACAGACTGATTGGTATGCCTAAAGATGTATACTTGAAGAAAGTTGAAACTCTACGTGAGAAGACTAAAGGTAAACTAATCATCAAAGAATATCCAACCGCTAGTGCAAACGTAAATCACTTTTCGCATTTGTTGAATGAGTTAAAATTGAAACGTCAATTTATTCCTGATATCATTTACATTGACTATCTAAACATTTGTTCTTCCGCACGTATGAAGATGGGTTCTTCTATTAACTCTTACACATACATTAAAGCAATTGCAGAAGAGTTGCGTGGGCTTGCAGTTGAACATAAAGTGCCAGTTGTATCTGCTACACAAACAACAAGAAGTGGTTACACAAACTCTGACGTTGGACTTGAAGATACTTCAGAATCGTTTGGTTTGCCTGCAACAGCAGACTTGATGTTTGCTTTGATTTCAACCGAAGAACTTGCAGACTTGAATCAGATTATGGTCAAGCAGTTAAAGAATCGATACAGCGACCCAACAACAAACAAGCGTTTTGTGATTGGTGTTGACAGAGCGAAAATGAAACTGTATGATGCAGAAGAGTCAGCACAAACTAACATTTCCGATAGTGGGCAGATTGAAGAGGATAAACCAATGTTTGATAAGTCCGGATTCGGCAAAAGAATGCAAAAAAACCGAGATTTCGGTAATTTAAAGGTTTAATTTGATAAATATCCCTTGACAGGATACCATAGAAGTGTTATAATATAATTTTATGAAAGACTAAAATGGACCTAAAAAACTTAAATGTTCCCTTAAACTATTTGAAAGAAAAAAGTGATATGATTAAACTTGCAGAATGGTATAATTGGGTTGTGAAATCTTTTGGCGAAATTTGCGGTTGGATCGGATTGATTCTAATTCATGGTTCTACAGTACCAGCAACATACTTGGCAATTAAAGGTGAACCTACTATACTTCCTCCATTAAGCATGGTCGTTCTAATTTGGAGTGGACTCTTGTTATTCTTTGTTCGTTCTGCGATTATGAAAGATAAACTATACATGCTTTCAAATGGTATCGGATTTTTCTTGCAAAGCATTATGTTAGCATTCTTGGTGTTAAAATGAAATTAAATTCTATCACACAATATAATAATGAAATGTATCGACATGCACAAATTCGTAATGTAGACCGTAGGCATGATGAAATTCGATTAGAAGAACGTAGAATTAAACATCTACGTGAAGTGTCAGAACAAGCACGAATTGAAATGAATCGTAGAATGAATCGTAACGGACAGAATGTAGATAGAATGGCATAGAGTGAAAACAATATCATTGTTTATTAATCATCCTGAATGTTCAACAGATTGTTGTGATGGGATGATTAAGGCTCTATCGCCAAATTACAAGATTAATTTATTCAATACAGATAGTGATTTACTCACGGTTTTAAACGATACGGATATTATTGCATTTCCTGGAGGTATCGGAGATGCAGATTCTTATGATAAATTCTTTAGACGCAAACGTGCTAATATGATAGCAGATTTTGTCGAATCTAAAGGATATTATCTCGGAATATGCATGGGTGCGTATTGGGCTGGTAGTCATTATTTTGATATATTGAATGATATAGAACCTGTTCAATATATTAAACGACCGAATGCCGATATTCGTAGGTCTTATTCTACCATTGCAAACGTTACTTGGAACGGCAATCCTGAGACAATGTTCTTCTACGATGGATGTGCATTGACAGGCAATCTAGAACGTGCTAAAATAGTCTCTACTTATGCGAATGGTGACGCTATGGCAATCATACAAAATCGTATAGGTGTGATTGGTTGTCATCCTGAGAGTCAAAAGTATTGGTATGAGAAGCCTAGACAGTACATATCAAAACATTGGCACGAAGAACGAACACATAAATTATTGTTAGATTTTGTAAACACATTGACTGAAAATGCTAATATACACATATCAAAAATCAAAGAAGAAAAAAGTTTCCGCAAAGAAAATGGCGGAATATCAAAAGTGGAAAGATTCCTTGCCGACAACTTCATTCTCTAAAGGTTATAAGAAACCTAAAGAAGTTGAAGCATATCAGCCCCCAAAAGCATATGTGCGTGAAACTGTACGTCATCCCAGTTTAGCGACAGTTGGCGACAATTGCACTAAGCCGATTCATGGCAAAGTTTACACTGGCGACAAAATGATCGGTATTGGCACACTACACAAAAGCAATGCAGTACCTATTTTCTCTAGTGATGATGCAAAGGATCAAGCATCAATGCGAAGGTAATTATAAATAGGTCTATTGCAACGACAGACCTATCATGTTTAAATTTAAAGAATACCTTATTGAGAAAAAAAACACCCACATGGAACATGCGGAAGACGATGTTCTAAATGGTGGTGTTGAAGGAACAAGAGACAGCATAAACGCACTCAGAGCGGTGCGTGACATGCTTGCTGGACATTCCAAAAACAAAGTTGACATTTCAGTCAAGTGGGATGGTGCGCCAGCAGTTTTTGCAGGACAAGACCCAACAGACGGCAAGTTTTTTGTTGCGAAGAAGGGTGTCTTCAATAAAAATCCCAAAGTATATAAAACTCCAGCAGATATCGATGCAGATACTTCTGGCGACTTAGCAGACAAACTCAAAGCATGTTTAATGTGGTTGCCTAAGATCAACATCAAAGGCGTGATTCAAGGCGACTTGCTATTCACACAATCAGACTTGAAGACAGAAACAATTGATGGTGAATCATATGTCACGTTTCATCCAAACACTTTAGTCTACGCAGTTCCAACAGGAACAGAACTTGCTAAACAAATACAAAAAGCAAAGATTGGTATTGTCTGGCACACAATCTACGAAGGTGATTCTTTCGAAACAATGTCAGCAGTCTTTGGTAAAGACATTCTAAGCACACTTACGCAAAGTCCAAACGTTTGGATGACAAGTGCAGTCTATCACGATGTGTCAGGTAAAGCGACATTGACACAAGCAGAAAATGACCAAGTGACAGCAATTCTATCCGATGCTGGAAAGATATTCCAAAAACTAGATGCCGCTACTCTAAACTACATCAATACAGATGAAGACTTGATTGAACGCATCAAGACATTCAACAATTCAAAAGTACGTCAACAGTTAAAAATCACTAACGTCAAAGCGCACGTTAAAGAATTGATTACGTACATTGAAGACTATTACGAGAAACAAGCCGAAGGCAAAGGTGAACGTGGTCGTGCCACTCAGATGCTAAAGAAAAGCAAAGTTCTCAAATTTTTCTCACCAAAAAACAAAGCACACTTAGAAGACATTTTCACAATGATGAATCTCTTAGCAGAAGCGAAGTTGATTTTAATTAAGAAGATGGATGAAGTTAAGACGTTGAATACTTTCTTGTTGACAAAGAAAGGTTACGAAGTGACTGGTGTTGAAGGTTATGTTGCTATCGATAAGATTAAAGGTAATGCAGTCAAGTTAGTTGACAGAATGCAATTCAGTTACGCAAACTTTTCACCTGATGTGATTAAAGGTTGGCAGAGGTAATAAGGTTTAATCTGAAACCGGACACCTTTATGTATACATCGGGTAACTATAAATACTGGTAGATATGCACTAAACAAAGGAAAATAATATGGCGGCATCAGAAGGCGTAGATTTAGAATGGGCGATAGCCGAAAAAATTCAAATCAAAAATAATAAGATTAAAAAACACTCACGCCCATTATCGGCTAATATCTTATCTCAAGCAGAACAATGTGTTGAACACATTTATAAGTTTGCTGGCGCTAAAAAAGTTGATGCATGGCATTCAGATGATGCAACAAATCCTTTTGGTATTGCAATCTCTGCAAAACCAGAACCAAAAACAGACCTTGTTTTAAAAATAGGAACAAAAGTATATTCAGTATCAGTAAAGATGGCAGGTGGTGTTCAGCTTGCATCTGGACAAGGTTCTTCCACAGCAGAATTATTTGAATCTGCGGCTAAAAAAGTTCCTGGTGCATCAAAAAGTAAAGTACTACTTTCTATCATCAAAGAATTAAAGACAATGCCAACACGACTTTTATCCGAATCTAACAAGAAGAGAATTCTTGATGAGGCCTCAGAAAAAGTTATCAATGAGTTTATCAAAGGTGGAAAAATTATCAAAGACAAGAGTTATGAGTATTGGATGAAAGAGAACAAAGAACTCCTTATGGAGTCCTTGTTAAAGTATATTAATTCTGATAAAGAATATGCAACTGCGCTACTGTATGAGGCAATGACAGGCGAACTCTCTTTAGCAAAATACAAAGGTGCTGTTGCCGATAGTATTATTAGTCCTAAAGGATTTCACATCATTGATACAAAATATGTCGAAAGTGTAAAGAATAAAGTCAAGTTTGATGTTCGTGGCAAATCTAGAAGTGGTATTACTGGACTTGCATTTAGGATTGATTTAAGACCCTAATTCGACTAAATTATAAATAAAGTATAACTCAGTTAGGCTACGGCAAACCTGTACAGATAAGTCTACGGAAAACTCTAAGAATATGAAATCGTTTAAAGAATCAGTATTGCTTGATGAAGCAAAAGCAAAAGGCAAAGTAATTGTCGTGTACGGTGGTGGCTTTCAGCCATTTCACGCAGGACATTTGAGTAGTTACACTCAAGCCAAAGCCAAATTCCACACTCCAGACTTTTATGTTGCATCTAGCAACGACACAAAAGTTCGCCCAATCCCATTCAAAGATAAAGAATTCCTAGCGCAACAAGCAGGAGTTACAGACGATTTCGTTCAGGTTGTTCAGCCGATTAATCCAGAAGAGATTATGAAGAAGTATGACGAAAAGAAAGACATTCTCATTCTTGTTCGTTCAGAACGTGACCCAATGAAGTACACAAAGAAAGATGGTTCACCAGCATATTATCAACCATTTGTTAGCATTGACAAATGTGAATCATTTGAGACACACGCATATATTTTTGTAACTAAAAAACACGACTTTAAAGTTAATGGTAAAGAAGCATTCTCTGGCAGTCAAGTTAGAAAAATGTATTCAGATGCAGACTCAGAAGGTAGAGATAAAATCATTGATGATTTATATCCAAAAGCAAAAAACAAAGCTAAGGTGAAAAAACTTTTAGACAAATACATAGGTGGTGGCATGAACGAAGAACTAGAACAACAAGACGAAGCGGTATTGAGTTTCTCTGCACGTAGACAGAGAGCGCAACAATTACGTAGAATGTCAAAGCGCATTCAACGTGCTAGAGCATTGCAAATGAAAAGATTTGCAGATACAAAACACTTAAAAGGTCGTGCCACTAAAATGGCATATAAATTCTTTAGAGCGAGACTTGCTGGTGGTAAAAATTATGCAGATTTAAGTACTGGAGAAAAAATTGCAGTTGATAAAAGATTACAAAAATCTTTACCTGCTATTAAAAAACTTGCAGTTCGTTTATTTCCAAAAGCAAGAACCGCTGAAGTTGCACGTAAAGCAACTATGATGATGAACAAAGAAGATATCAATCATATCTTTGCAGAATTCATTATCGAAAAACCAATTCTACCACAAGACAAAGATGTTGCAAAGAAGGACGGAACACAACCTAAGAAGTATTATGTTGGTTTAGATAAAGATACAAAAGACGCTAGAGCATCACACTTTGCGACAAATGGACCAAAATCAGATTCCGATCCAAATGCATATAAAGATGCACCTGGAGATAAAGAGGCTAGAGAAAAAGGCTTACCACAATCTAAATTTACAAAAAAATTCAAACAGATGTATGGTGAAGGCGTAAAAACTCCAGAGCAAAGAAAAGAAGTTTCTAGATTAGATCAATTGATTCGTTTAGGATTAGCAGACACAAAATCTTTATCGACAATAAAACGTTCAGTCGATAAATTAAAGTCTGGTGATGCATTAAGCGCACAAGAAAGAACTGCAACAAATGATTTGTTGACAACGCTACTTGATATGGTAACTTCAAGCGATGCATTGTTTAGAATGACAAAGACTCAGTTACAAAAAGAGTCATATTTAAAATGCAATTATACACCTGAAGGTATGATGTGTGAAAAACACGGAATGAATAATTGCATGTATGAAAGCAATGAAGACGGCTATGAAGATGATGATTCCGCAGACATGGATGGGATCTCTATGGCACAAATTCAATTGTCTAATATTTGCGATGATGCAGAAGATTTAATTCAACAGTTAGATGCTATGGATGAAGAGCCTGATGAATGGGTTCTTTCTAAGATTACCAAAGCAGAAGATTACATTGCTACAGTTCGTGACTATCTAGAATTCGATGATAACTTTGAAGATGATGGTGAAGATGATGGCTATGGCGAATATGATGACTCAGAAATGGATATGTATGCAAGTGAAATGGGACCAGATGAGTTTGGTGATGCATACGAAGATTTCAAGCCAATCTTAGAAGAAATTGAAGGCTTGAAAAAGAAAGCAGAAAAGTCTGGCATTGCTTATAGCATACTCAAAGCAGTTTACAATAGAGGTATGGCCGCATGGCAGGGTGGCCATCGTCCAGGAACAACACCACAACAATGGGCATTCGCTAGAGTCAATTCATTCATTACAAAAGGTAGTGGTACTTGGGGTAAAGCAGACAGCGATTTAGCATCTAAAGTTAGAAGCAATGAGCAATTTTCTAAATTTGCTGAAGCATTAGAATGGGGTACAGATGAGTTGCGTAAGAAGTATGCAAAAGATACGCCAGGACAATCTGAAGAAGCATGTTGTGATGACTGCAAAGATTTAGATGAAGCATGTTGGGATGGATATAAAGCAGTAGGTACAAAAGTTTTAAATGGTAAGACTGTTCCAAATTGTGTTCCAGCCACCGAAGAAGTTGCAGAAGAAGTTGATTGGGAACAAGTTGTCAACGAAGCAGAATATCAAGGTAAGTCTGTTAAGTTGAATGATCCATTTAGAACACCTGATGGTCCGAAGAAGTTTGGTGTCTACACTATGGGACCAAATGGTAAAGTTGTTATCGTTCGTTTCGGTGATCCCAACATGGAAATCAAACGTGACGATCCTGAACGCAGAGCAAGTTACAGAGCAAGACATGGTTGCGATAATCCTGGACCAAAGTGGAAAGCAAACTACTGGTCATGTTATCAATGGCGTGCAGGCGCCAAAGTAGATAGTTAAGAGAAATACAATGACAACTAATTCAACATTTAAACTATTCGCCGACAAACTAGGCGGCACAACGGCTAATACTTACATCGGTACAACTGGTGAAGTATTCTATGATGTAGACGGCACATCAGCAATGAGACTATCCAATGGCGTGACACCTGGTGGTATACCATTTGGTGTTTCTTCTGTTAGTACATCATATGCTCCTCAATTTAAAACTGTGTCTGGTAATACGTTGCCCGGTACCGTAACAACTGGCGCTTATGTTAAACAAGGTGCGATTGTCCACTTTAGAGTCAATGTGAATTTTGCAAACACATCAGATTTTGGAAATGCTAGTCAGTATCAAGTAACATTACCTTTTCCTGTCGCATCAACAGTAACGATTCGTGGAGGCACATTGCACAGCAAACCTGCTAATCCAGCAAACAATGCGTTATATCACATTGCTGGAATTACTGACATTGATGAGGTATCGAATACAACAATGCTTCTATACTATTCTGGCAGTACAACAGACTTAGCATGGAAATCGACTACGCCAGTTGGCGCAACATCAAACGTTAGCCACTTTGATATTAGTGGTGCTTATGAAACATCATCACTAGTCGTATAATAATATAAGTAAATTGGAGATATAAATGTCAGATAATATTCAAGAAGCCGAAGTTGGTTCAGGTACAAAAGTTGCAGACACAAAGAAATCTGAAAAACGTGCCCAATTGACATTGAAGTCAATTCAGCTACGTTTGAAGCAAGAGAAAGAACGTGCCGCACTTCAACAGCAAAAGAAATCTTTGCAAGTCAAAGAAGAAATTAAAGAATCTTTTAGTCCATCTCAGATTGCCGCTCTAAAAGCAGAGTACTCTAAGATTAATACAATTGATCCATCAAGCGACACATACAAGAAATTGATTGCTATGCTTGATAGATTGGATTTAAAATCTTTGAAATCTCTTGCCGGTGCTGAAATCAAGTTCGTGTCTAAACTCGCACAAAATCGTGTCGCTAGACAAAGCATGAAAGAAGAAGTACAGCTTGATGAATTATCTAATGATAAACTAGCAGATTACAAAAAGAAAGCCGGTGCAGATGCATCAGCCGCAGACAAAGCAGGCGATATCAAAAAAGGCAACAAACGTTTTTCTGGCATCATGAAAGCTACTAGAAAGCAATTTGACAATGATGCAAAGCAGAAGACTGAAGAGTTGTCACCAAAACAAAAAGCACTTGACAAGAACAAGAACGGCAAAATTGATGGTTCTGATTTAGCAAAGTTGCGTGGTGAAGAATTATCAGCAAAACAAAAAGTACTTGATAAAAACAAGAATGGTAAAATTGATGGTAGCGACTTAGCCGCACTACGTAATAAAAAGAAACCACAAGGTGCGGATTTTGCCGCACAAAGACGCAAAGAAAGACTTGCATCTAATGGACGTATGGATGAAGAGTCTATCAACGAAAAATCCGATTACGAAATCTATCACAAAGATTATTCTACAGCAGTACAGACAGCTATCAAGCAAGCAGAGAAGCGTGGCTATGAAGTAGACATGGACGATTGGCACGACAAAGTTGCCACTGGTCCTAAGAAACCATCATCTGGCAAAACAAATTCATTCTCAATCAATTTGATGAAAGATGGCAAACCATCTAAGAAGAAATTGCAAATGCAAGTGTACAACATGGACAATCACAAGTATGAATTGAACATGTACATTGAATCTGTAGAAGAAGCATCGTCACCAGCACAGCAAGCGGCTATTGCTATTGCTATGAAGAAGGCTGGTAAGAAGCCAAAAGACATGGAAGAAAGTGATGCATACGACAAAGACGTTAAGCCAAGCGACAAGCCACACGATAAAGAAGCGGCCGCCAAACGTGCAAAGATAGCCGCAATAGCCGCTAGAAAGAAAATGGCAGAAGATTGGAGCAAAAAATATAAAGATAGTATCGATTGCTCAAACCCTAAAGGGTTTAGTCAAAAGGCGCATTGTGCATCGAAAAAGAAAGTGTCTGAAAGCATTGTAGCTACTATTAAAGACAAACTCAATAAACTCAAGCGTGGTAATGAGGCACAACAAAAAGCAGACAATCATTTCGACAAAGCTGGTGATCCAAAGAATGCAAACGCAAGCAAAGATTTGAAGAAAGCAGTTCGCTATCACAATCTTTTAAACAAAGAACAAATTAATCCTGAAGCTAAAAAATTAGAAAAAGGTCAATTAACTAAATCTGGTGTTGCTAAATGGTTAGCAGAGCCAATGAAAAAAGAAGAAAAAGTTCCTGAGTTCAAACAGGGTGGTTCTGAATTGGCTAAGAAATTCAATAAAGCATTCAAAGCAAATGGTGTTGATGCTAAAGTTAAAATTAGAACAGTAGGTAATGTTTCTGCTAATGAAGAAGTTGTTCTTGAAGCTAAGAAAAAAACTTTCAAAGATGTTAAAAAGAAAATGAAAGAAGAAGAAAATCCTAGCAAAACTGTAGTTCAAAAGGGTGACCAATTGACAGGTAAAAAAGAACCAATTCAACTCAATCCTGAATTAAAGAGTTAACATGACAAACGAGTTGCCACAAATCTATTGTGACATGGATCAAGTATTGGTCAATTTTGTGGGCGGTGCAAATAAAGCACTTGCGGCCGCAGGGTTGAAGCCTTTTCCGCAAGAGGAAAAAAATGCTAAATGGGAAGCACTAAGTAATGTATCAAAATTTTGGGCTAACTTAGAGCCAATGCCTGATGGTATGATGTTGTGGAGATATATTAAACCACATAATCCGTATGTATTGTCCACTCCATCTAAACGCATGGCGACATGTAAGCCTGAAAAGATTGAATGGGTTCGCAAGCATTTGGGCAACGTAGAACACATTTATCTTGTTCCGAGAGAAGATAAACAGAAATTTGCAGTAAATAGCGATGGAACACCAAATCTTTTGATTGATGATTATGAAAAAAACATCAAAGAGTGGGTTTCTGCTGGAGGAATTGGAATACGACATATAAATAGTATGAACACTATTTCACAATTAAGAAAACTAGGATATTAATAAAAGGAGAACACCATGGCACTATGGGGAAATAATTCAGCACTTGCATTGACAGGTACAGTAGCGACAACTAACGGTTCGTCTACAGTCACTGGCACTAGCACAGTCTTTACAACAGAAGTAAAAGTTGGTGATGTTATTAAAGTTAACAGCACTTTCGCAAAAATTATCGGAATCACTAGCAATACTGCATTGACGATTAGTCCAGCTTGGGCAATCGCTAATACGACAGGTGTTAGTGCTACGTTA